CATCTGCCAGAACTTCGACGCGAGCACGCTGGAGGCTATGACCGGCGAGATGGTCACCCCGGAGGTCGAGGCCATCCTGCGCTCCGACTTCCAGCGCACCTGCGGCATCGACATCGAGGCCGACAGCACCATCACCGTGGACGAGCAGGCCGAGCAGGAGGGCATGGCCCAGATCATGCAGTCGATGCAGGCGGTCATGCAGGGCACACAGGCGCTGATGGCGACCGGCGCGATCCCGCCGCCGGTCATCCTCCAGCTGACGCTGGAGCTCCTGAAGATGTTCCTCCACCCGATCCGCTACAGCCGCCCTGTCGTGCAGATGATCAACGACATGCAGGAGCAGCTGCAACAGCAGATGGCGATGCAGCAGCAGATGCCGCCGCCAGAAGCAGCGCCGCCTCCGGGCATGATGCCCGAGGCTGGAGCCGGTGCCGGTCCCGTGCCCAACGGCCCGGCTCCACCCCCCGGCAATGGCGCGATGCCGCCACCACCCATGATGTAGGAGACAAGACAATGGCCAAGGAACCCGAAAAGAAAGCCGATCCGGTCGGCAAGCCCAAGGAGCCAGAGAAGGTCGAGGTGCTCGACATCCCGGCGAACGAGCCATACCCGACCGGCAACCCGCCCGAGGATCCCGGCTTCGAGGCCGCGCACGGCAAGCGCGCGGGCCAGAAGGAGTAAGCGATGGCGCAGGATCTCAACCGTGCGGGCGACACGCCTATCGCCACGCTGCTGCTGAACGAGATCGCGCCGAAGAACTGGCGGCGCTATCCGCCGCGTGTCGGCGACATGACGCCCGTCAACGAGAACTATGCCAAGCCGCGCTACCTCGCGGCTGACTACATCGGCGGCGTCAAGGGCGACGATGTCGATCAGCAGACGGCAAATGTCGCGGTTGCCAGCGCCAGCGGCGCGGCCAACGCAGCCGACTACACGCCGCGCACGCAGGCGGCGAAGGCGACCTCGCTGGGCACCACCATCGTTGCCGATGTGACCCGCCCGCGTGGCGTCTACCCACCCAATCAGGGCTACTTTACCGGCGGCGCTACCGTGTCCGCGCCGACCGTCACCTCTGTCAGCCCGAACACGGCGGCGGCGGGCAGCAACCCTGTCTTCGTTGTCATCACCGGCACCAACTTCTTCCCGCAGACCAAGGTCATTACGGGCGGCGGTGTCGGCTCACCGTGGGACGCGGAGGCCCGGTGGATCTCCACCACCCAGATGTCGGTGGTCATCGATCCGCGTGGCGCGGTGCCGGGCGCGATCTCGGTGGCGGTCGAGGACCATGAGGTAATGTCAAACACGGACAAGGTCTTCACGTTCACATGATTGGACCGCGCGACCCTATCCATAAGGAGCCGACCGAGCGGCAGCAGTTCCACCTGAAGGAACTGACCGAGGCCGGGGAGCTCCTCTACGCCACGATGCACGCCGCCGAGGGGTCCGCCCCTCCCGGCGAGCATCAGGAACACATCTACCTGTCGCGCCGCATGGCGGTGGCGGCAACCCACCTCGAAACCGCGCTGATGTTCGCCCGGCGCGCGGCGATGGAGGCGGCATGACTGTCTGGGTGATCCGAGACGGCAGGCTCGTAGCAAAGAACGCACCGATGCGCGGTTTGCTACGCGAGGGCTTTCCCGCCCCGCATGTGAGCCGGATGGAGCCGTATGAGAGCCCGGTGACCGGAAAAGAGATCAGCACCCACCGCGAGCGGGAGGCCGAGATGCGCAGCATCGGTGCCTACGACCCTCGCGATCTGCCCCGCGACCACCGCTACAGGCGTGGCCGCGCGGTGCAGCTGACGGAGGCTGCTGATGCCCGACCCGGATCCGGGTTCGAATGGCGCGACCGAGACTGAACCCCGCCCGAGCCTCCGCGATGTCGCGGAGCAGGCGTGGGAGGACGTGGTTGAGAACGCACCCGATGAGGATACATCGCAGGTTGACGACCAAGGTCAGCCGCGCGATGCTTATGGCCGTTTCGTAAAAGCAGGTGAAGCAGAGCCCACCGCTCCCAGCCCTGACGAGACGACCGACGACCATGCGCCCAGTGAGGGCGAGCCCGCTCATCCAGCCGCCACCCCGGCGAGTAGCAATGAGCCGCCGCGACATTGGTCTGCTGCCGACCGCGAGATGTTCGCGAACGCCCCGCCTGACATGCAGGCATGGGCCTTGCGGCGTCACTCCGAGATGGAGCGCGATTACCAGCAGAAAGCGCAGGCCAGCGCGACAGCAGTGCAGTTCACCAACGCGCTGGGTGGAGTGTTCGCCGATCCGGTCATTGCCGGATCGCTGCGGCAGACCGGAACGAGCCCCTTCGACGCGATTATCCACTGGGCCCAGTTCCACAAGCGGGCGATGGATCCCAATCCACAGGTCCGCTTCGGCCTGCTGCAAGAGCTCACCCAGCGCATGGGACTGGACCCAGCGGCCATAGGCCAGATGAGCCAGCCGTCAATCCCCGGCCTCAACGAAGAGGAGGCCAAGGATCCGGCTATCCGTTTCATGGCCGACTATCTCGGCAGAACTTCCAACGAGGTGACGCAGCTGCGCAACCAGCTGCTCTCCATGCAGCAGCAGGCGACAGACCGCCAGAACGCTGAAACCTTGAGGACCACCCGGTGGGCGATAGACCAGTTCGCGGACGAGAAGGATCAGCAGGGCAGGCCCCTGCGGCCCGACTTCGACACCGTGCTGCCCGCGCTCATCGAGATGTACAGGCTCAATCCGGGCATGGACATGGCACAGGCCTACGAGGAAGCGCGCTGGAGGACGAAAGCGGTTCGCGAGGGACTGCTTACCGCCGCCCGCAATCAGGCGAGCCATCAACAGGCGAACCAGCGGGCCCGGCAGGCAGTGCGCTCGAATGTGCGCGGACTGACTTCCCCTGTGTCGAAACCGGAGGCGCAAGCTGACGGGTCGCAAGGCCTGCGGGCAACGTTGGAACAGGCTGCTGATGAGGTCGGCTGGTAGCTCTAGGAGCCTATCATGGCCGAACCCACCGTAACCCAGCTGGTTGCAACCACGCTGAACAACTACCATCGCGAGTTCGCGGATAACGTGTCAAACAGCAACGCGGTCACCGCGCTGCTCCGCCAGGGCAACCGCATCCGCGTCATCGATGGCGGCAAGGCGATTGCCTGCCCGCTCACCTACGCGGAGGAAACCTTCGCGTGGTATCAGGGCACGGAACTGCTTTCCCGTGCCGTCAAGGAGACGATCAGCGAGGCCGACTATGCCCCGGCCAACGCTGTCGCGAGCGTGACCTTGAGCGGTCCCGACCTCGCCAAGAACCGTGGCCGCGAGCGCGTGCTCAACTTGCTGGAAGGCAAGATGGACAACGCCGAAGCGACCATGAAGAACAACATCACCAAGGCGGTCTATGGCGACGGCACCGTGGCCAAGAGCTTCGCTGGGCTCAAGGCCTTCGTGACCGACGCGGGCACCGGCATCGTGGGCGGCATCGACAGCACGACCTGGACCTTCTGGAAGAACCAGTTCCAGTCGGTCGCGCGTGCCACCGGCCTGCAATACCCGGCGCTGAAGACCGCGATGAACGCGCTCTGGATGAAGCTCATCCGGGGCACCGAGCATCCCGACCTCATCGTGGCCGACGCGGAGATCTACTCGACCTACGAGAGCGGGTTGCAGGAGAACCAGCGTTACGCCGACGCCCGGCTTGGCGCGCTGGGCTTCGAAACCCTGCGTTACAAGCAGAGCCCAATCGTGTTCGACGGTGCCGCGACCGGGCTGACCGGCGCGTATTTCTTGAACACGAAGTACATGAAGCTGGAGGTCTACAGCGGGCGCAACTTCGAGGCGCTCGACCTCCCCGACCAGTCCCCGGACATGGATGCCGTGACCAAGCACATCGCCTTCATGGGCGGGCTCACCCTGAGCAACCGCTCCATGCAGGGCCGTCTGTTCGCGACCGGCACCTGACCGAGACGGCCCCCGAGGGGGCCTAACCGGGAGCGGGTGGGTTTCATGCCCTTGGGGCCCGTCCGCTCCCACCACCAAGGGAGCAGTACATGGCAGAGGAAAGCCAAGCATTGGCCCGCTTCTATCAGGGCTACGCGCAGGACGGCATGAGCGAGGACGGCCTGCCGCGATACCGCGACGTGTTGATGATCAAGCTCGCGGTGCCGCCCTACACCCAGCTGGAGCGCGAGGCGACCGACGAGGACATCGAGACGTATCCCGGCCCGTGGAAGCTCTACGAGAAGGAGCAGGCCACCCGCAAGCAGCTGCCGGAAACGGACGGCTATCCGCTGGCGCTGTGGCCGGTCGTGTCGCCCGCCGAGCTCAACATGCTCGCCGCCCGCGACATCTACACCGTCGAGCAGCTGGCCAAGCTGACGGCGCGCGGCGCGAACACCGCCGGGATCCCCGGCGAGCTCAAGCAGCTGGCGGAACGGGCCAAGGCGATGATGGAGATGTCCAAGGACATCGGCCAGTTCGAAACCATCATCCGCGACAAGGACGGCCAGCTGGCCGTGCTCAAGGAACAGGTGGACGAGCTCCGGGGCACCATCAAGGCGCAGGACGGGCTCATCAACACCCTCAAGTTGAAGGTGGCCTAAGATGGCGCTTGGCAGGCTCATCACCGTCAAGGACGCGGTCAGCGCCGCCTCGATGGAGATTGGCATCACCCAGCAGCCGGTGACGATGGCGGTCGGCTCGCTCGATCAGGACATCGTGCAGATGACCGCGCTGCTGTCGGCGGTGGCCGGTGAGATCCTGATGGATGAGCCATACGAGGAGACGCTGGGCGACGGGTTCTGGCTCCAGACGCCAGGCGGCGAGCTCGCGCGGTTCCCCCAGAACGACGACGACCTGATCCTGTTCGACGCCCGGCTGGCGGTGAACGGCATCAAGTGGCGCTTCCTCGCCAGCAAGGGGCTGGAGTACGGCGAGCAGCAGCGCGACTTCACGGTGCGGCTCAACAAGCTGGCGGGCCGCGCCAACGCCAAGGTTCTCGACCTCTACGACGAGGAGGGCCGGGAGCAATGAGAGCCGCCGCCTCCCGTTACATGCAGCAACAGCCGGTGACGGTGAAGCGCCAGCCCATCGCGCAGGTGCAGCATTTCGCCGCGCCGCTCAAGGGGCTCGACCGCTCGTCCGCGAAGCTGACCGGCGACCCGCAGACCGCGCCGATCCTCACAAACTGGATCGTGGAGGAGGACCGCATCACGGTGCGGCCCGGCTATGTGGAGCTCTCGGCGCTCACCGGGGCCGACGCGAACAAGCCCATCGAGACGATCATCCCCTATTACGGGTTCCCCGAGACGCTGCTTCTGGCCAGCGCCACGACGCTCTACACCCCGGAAGCCACCCCGGCGCGCCTGCCGCTCCAGCGCGCCATGAAGGCCACGCCGGACCTGCCCTTGCAGGCCGCGCCCTTCCTTGCCGGGTTCACCAGCGGCGATTGGTCGTGGACCTCGTTCTCCAACCTGTCGGATGTGGACTTCACCGTGATGGTGAACGGCAAGCAGGGGGTATGGTCATGGAATGGCGGCACTGACCAGCCGCAGGCGGTGACGGTGACGGCGCTCGCCAACACCAACCCGGCGCGCTGCACGGTCGCGGCGGCTGACATCCTGAAGTTCTACAACGGGCAGGTGGTGACCATCGCTGGCGCGACCGGCGGGCACGCCGCCGCCAACGGCAACCGCGTGGTGATGTCCCACAACAGCCCGACCAACACGTTCCAGCTGACCGGGGTCGATCTGTCGGGCGCGACCGGCTCGCAGACGACCGGGGTGACCGCGACCATCCCCGGCTCGATCTACAAGGAGCCGGTGACCGCGTCCGCCGGGGCGCTGCACATCGTGCCCAACAACTTCCACATCGTGTTGAGCCACCAGCACAGGCTTTGGTTCGCCGACCAGTCCAACTTGAGCGTGTTCTACCTGCCCTTGCAGCAGAAAAGCGGTGAGGTCGCCGAGATCCCGATGAACGCGATCTTCAAGCGCGGCGGCTCGATCAGGGCGCTTTACACATGGTCCATCGACGGCGGGGCCGGGATGGAGGACCAGCTGGTCATCTTCACCAGCAACGGCGAGGTGGCGATCTACGGCGGCATCGACCCCGAGAGCGACATGACCCTGGTGGGCGTGTTCCGGTTCGACAGCCCGATGAGCAAGCATTGCGTCGCCAACTGGGGCGGCGAGCTCTGGGTGCTCTGCAACACTGGCCTCATCCCGCTCTCCACCATGATCCGCGCCGAGAGCGAGAAGCTCGGCAAGACCGAGCGGAATGTGGTGAGCATCTTCGAGACGATCAGCCAGATTACCCGCAAGACCGCTGGCTGGTCGGTGCTGGTCGATCATTCGAGCGGGCGGGTGATCTGCAATATGCCGGTCGGCAGCGTCAACACCTACCGGCAGATGGTGCGCCTGATGCTGCGCCCGGTGTGGTCGATGTGGGCCAGCGTACCGGCGCGCTGCTGGGCGTGGGTGGACAACAGGCTGTTCTTCGGCTCCGACACCGGCAAGTTCTGCGAGATGGCCCCGATCTACCTGTCGGACGCCAACACGCCGATCAGGGCCGATGTGCAGTGCGCGTGGTCGGCCTTCAAGACCTCGGCGATCAAGCAGTTCAAGATGGTGCTGCCTTACAC